CCATATCGACAATAGACCCTATATCCTTACATTAAATTTTGTCAACGATCATTTGAATCTAGCATATTCTCCAAAGTATTTTTTTGCCGCTTCGCAATATGATTTGTGAGCATCTTCAGGAGTAAAATATGAGCCAAGATATATTTTTTTCCCTTGAAAACCGATTGTTGCTGTCCATTTTTTTGAATTTTTCGCTTTACTAACTCCTTTAAAACCAGATGTATTTGTTTTCATTATTTTTTTGTTAGCCATATTTTGACTATGTGTTGCATTTCGTAAATTATAAATAATATTATTTGATTTAGATTTGTGCACTTTTTTATGATCAATATAATCAGGATCTTCCCCATAAACATATAAATATGCCAATCTATGGGCTTTGTAAAAAATACCGTCAATTGGTATTTGTTTGTAGCCGTCTTTGGTTATTGATCCAGCTATTTGCCCTGCAAATTTTTTATTCCAACCTCTTTTGGAATTATGTCTATATCTCCATCTGAACAAACCTGTATCAGGTTCATATATCAATAGTTGACGCAGATAGTTAACGTCTGGTAATTCTTTAATTGAAGGCATGGTTTCCTCATCAGTTACGTGTCTTCTCGACCCGGTAGTCGCAAGCTACCGGGTTTTTTATATTCCTAACCTAAATTTTTTGCAATCTTAATTTTTCCGCTTGACACAATATCTAGTGCAGCTATGTTGCAATTTGATTAATATTGATATGGAGATTGACATTGACAGCCAACGACCCTTTTGCCGCGCATGGTATTGAACATCTTTCCCCTTCAACTTGTAACTTGTTTGAGGCCAGCCCTGCTGCTTTTGTGCTTAATAAAGTATTAAAGCGTGGCGGCAAGGTAGGGGCGGCCGCTTACCGAGGGACGGCTGTAGAAAAAGGAATTGAGCATGGTCTACTCACTGGCGCGCCGGTTAAAGACTGCATTGACGTGGCAAAGAAAGAGTTCTGGAGCCTTAATGCTTTATCGTCCGATCCACGCCGTGACAAAGAAGAGGGGTCTATTGCAGACTTTGTTACGGTTGGTCTGGCCGAATTATTACCATATGGCAAACCCTCGTCGACCCAGATCAAAATTGAGCACTCCTTTGATGAAATTGCAGTGCCGTTCGTCGGGTTTTATGATTTCCTGTTCAAAGACAAGATTGTTGTCGACCTCAAAACGGCACACGCCCTACCAAGTAAAATCAGTGCAAAACATGCGCGTCAGGTAAGTCTTTATGTGGCGGCCGTTGAGGGGGCCACTGAGGGGCGCGTGACTTATGTGACGCCAAAGAAGTCTGCGACTTATGCCGTTGATTCGGTTGACGAGCATTTAAAGGCTTTGAAGCGCATAGGAATGACAATTCAAAGGTTTCTGTCTCTATCGACAGATCCGCAGGAGCTTGCGTCTTATGTCGTTCCAGACACGAGCTCATTTTACTTTAACGATGACGAGGCCAGACAGGCCGCGTTTGAAATATGGGGAGTTTAATCATGATCACTGCAATACCAGCAATTCAGTTTGGTTACTTGACGTTAACCAGTTATGATCCCGATAGCGGATTAGAAGAAGACAGGCAGCCTTTTCTTGTTAAAGCAAATAAGATAGTTGGCCTTACAAGATATATCGGCCCAGATGAAGAGTTTTATTCGGTTATCCATACAAGCAGCGACGTGTTCTATGTATGGGAATCTATTGAAAAGATCATCGAACAATTAGAGGGTGTTCACCCTTCACTTCGCTAAAAGAGATTCCCCGCAATGGGGAGAGGCTTGCGACAGGCCAGACTGTCGCGCAATGGAGAAGTAATATGTCAGCATTTGGTGGATTTTTTGATGGCGTCGGCACGGGCGGCGCAGACTTTTTGCCTATCGTTAAATTTGACTCGCGCAGCGGGCGTATTTCGCGCCGCGACAGAGCTAACGGGGAGACGACTGAAGTTGATATCACAAAGACGTTTAAGGCGATCATCGACTTTCCCAATGTTGAAGTTGGCTTCATTAATTTCTCTACGGGAGGGGCTCCAGACTTTCGTATGGTTCGCCTTGCCGACGGTGTGTCTATTGACAATCCTGGCGACGGTTACAAGCGCGGAGTCCGCTTTATTCTTAAGCTATCAAAAGAGTGCGGCGGTGACGTCAGAGAGTTCGCCAGCAATGCCGCAGCATTTCTGGACGGCGCTAAGAAATTAGCTGACGCNTANAATGAGGGCGTTAAGTCTAATCCAGACAAGTTGCCTGTCGTCGTATTAAAGGACGCCGTGGCAAAAACATCGGGAGAGGGAGCCCGTAAGTCGACGAACTATAGCCCTGTATTTGAGATCACTGGGTGGGTGCCGCGCCCCTCTGATCTTGTATATAAGGCGCGTGGTTCGTCGACTAATTCTACTGAGACATCTATATCGTCTCCACCCTCAACGGGATCGACGAAGGTTTCTGCTCCAACTGAAGACTGGGCAGACTTTGGATAATAACAGTTAGGTGGAATGACCCGCCTAATGAGAGATGCGGGGTAACTTGCAAAGCCGCTCCGCATCTCAACATACACAAGGACGGACAATGAGGTTTTTAGTGACTATGGCTATGCCTAGCGCCAGCGGGAATTTAGTTCATCAATTGAACGCGGAATATCCAGTAAATAGTCTGGACGAGTTTGTAGAAGCTCTTACAACAAATGATTTCGTTATAATACAAGAGTATTATAGGGATCAAACAACAAAGGAGGATTATAGTAGGGGCCATGTGGCCATTAATCATCGATATGTAGGTAAGATTAAAGTTCTTAACGCAAACCCAGAGAGATTGACATGAAGTATGATGTAGCATTGAAGACGGCCGCCGGGCTATTGGCCGACCGTGGCGAGCGTTATGGCGCGCCAGACGAATGTTTTACGCGCATTGCTAATTTGGCGTCTGTATTTTTTAATCGCACGGTCACGGAATATGAAGTTGCAATGATGATGCACTTTGTAAAGCTTGGCCGCGCAATGGAGACGCAGGACTACGTCGACAACTATATTGATGGGATAAACTATCTAGCCTTTGCCACCCAGTTTTCTGGCGCGTCAAAGACAGACCCAGTGACTGTGCCAAATGAAGTAGGCATTCGTGGCGCGTCTATGCCGTCATCTGTGTCTCACTTTGCGCCAAAGCGCAGCCCAAAAGCGATCAGCGAGGACGCCTTGCGCCAGGCAATGGACGCTGTGTCGGCAGAGTTGGACGTGGTAGAGAACTAATTTTGGGGGCGCACTAGCCCCCATTTTATTAAGGTTAGGAAAATGAAACGCATTAGAGTTATTGATATTATACGCCAAGAATCAGAACGAACTGGCATTTCCATTGAGGACATTCTTAGCAATAAGCGGACTGCGGAATTATGCCATTTGCGTCACTACTGTATGTGGCGCGCAAAGATTGAAACTGGCCTGTCCTACCCTCAAATTGGCAGATCCTTTGGCAATAAAGACCACACAAGCATTCTTCATGGCGTTAAGAAGATTGAGGCCATGCCGCTTGAACAGCGCCGTTGGGACCCGCCAAAGGTTAAAATAAATATACCCAAACAGGATAAAAATGATTTAATAGTTGCGAATAAAACAATTTTCCCAATTCAGCCAATTTATAAGGTCGCGTGATGGATGAGAAGATTTACAGATATGTCCCCTATGCAAAAGAAAAGGCATATGAGGCATTGGGTTGGGAATTTGAGTCCCCACTGCCACTGCCGCACGCCTGCTACGCCAGCCTGTATGTGTGGCGCGGTGAGGGGCCTCCAGTAGAGCCAGTTTTTGAAATTAGCGTCTATCCTGTAAAAAAGGAAAAGACTGATGAGTGATATATTTGTCCCCGCATATTGGCCATTATTTACGACGCATGAGTTGCGCAGGTTTGACTATAGCGCGCCCAACACGCCTAACTTTACGTCTGTGTTTAGTTATGACGTTGGTAGCGCGTCGATGCTTTACAATAATTATGATTCCAATTTGAAGTGGCTTAACCGCTGGTATTACAAATATCAAACTGGCTTTGGAATTTCTGAGTGGCGTGACGACTATCCAGGTAATAAAAAAATTGTCATGTCGCCAGCAATAGGTTGGGGAGAGTTTTCGTATATTGGCGGAGTTTATCAAAATCAGCCCAAGTTTGATCCATTAAAGTGTTGGCCGCCAGCTTCTGGTTCTGGAGAGCAAATTGTTTCTTTTGAAGACCATTTGCCGACAATGACGGTCAGTGGCGTAACATATAATGACGTGTTGCAATTTTCTTATTTACAGTCTTGGGGTGGCAAGCCTTCCTCTGGTTCGCGCTATTGGATGGCGCTGGGCGTTGGTCCTATTGCCACACAGTTCCTCACTCAAAGCGCGACAGACCCAAAGGTTATAAATGAATCGGTTGTTTGGAACGCAACAGTGACGAGGGTAAACGCATGAGAGAGATCCTTCAATTCTTTGGTGTCGTATTTTTAGTAATACAATTTTGGACGCTTGTTGGATGGTTTTTTAGGAAAAAGGGTGAAAGGCCATTTCGGCATTGGATGGACGACTCAGATGACTTATGACAGCGACATTGATGCCTATAACAATGGCTATAATGATGCGATAAAAGATGCCATAAAAGTAATTACAGACTTTGACCCTTACGACCCATATATCGTTGGCAAGATGAAGATCGAAGAACGTAAGAAAGAACTGATTTTATCTATTAAGGATTTAAAAAAATGACGAAAGATAAAGAAAACGACGGCAAGGTAAAATATTCAAAGGAAGAAATTGAAGACCCTGTTGGCGGTCTCGCCAAGCAGCTAAAAAAATTAAAGAAGAAATTTAAAAGATTGCGCCGATCAGTTAGAGGTGCAAAGTGAACGACAGTCCATCCTATCCCGAATTAGTTGAAGCAATAAAATACCTGCAAAGATACGGCCACGCAGAGCAATCAAAGGTTTGCGTGAAGGCGCTGTATGATTTGAATATGAGAGATAAAAAAATAGATGAGTTAAACAAAAAGCTTTTAAAAATTGAGACCAATTTACTTTACATGGATACAGCGGCCAAGAATGATGTTCATAGAATTGCTGAATTAGAGGAGGCACTCAAACCCTTTGCTTACTACGCAAAACATATACACGACGACGTTAGCGATACGGCGTCTGCATATGGAACTGTTGGCAACCTACGCCAAGCCCGTAAGGTATTGGGAGAGAAGGGATGAGTGACGAACAAGTTGACGCCTTAGAAGAAGAAGTAGCGGAATTATTAACCCGCATCAGAGAACTCGAACATCAATTGAAAGTCGAGTGTGACACCTATCTCTGGAACCGCAAACGAATGTCGAGACGTATTGCGCTGTTAGAATATTGGATGGAGAGATTGTTCAAATACGTCAGTTCGCAGGAAGCAAAACGCAATCATTTGACAATGGCGACAGAGATTCCTGACTATCTGATGTTAGAGGGCGAGGGTATTTTGCATCATCTTGCGGCAGATTGGGAAGCATCATGCCGCGCTTGGGGAGAGAAGGAATGAGTGATGACCTTGTGAAACGATTGCGTGGCAAAAAGTTAAAATGCACTTGTGCCGCTAAGTCAGCCAGCGAATGTTGTTGCGATACAGATTGGCCTGAGAGTTCTTGTAATGAAGCCGCTGACACTATTGAGCTTTTACAGCGCGAACTAAAGTGTGCGACTGAACTATGGGAGCAGCAAAAGGAACTGGCTTTGGAATATTTGGCTGACATAGAAAAGGCTAATGAGCGNATTGCTGAACTAGAGGCAGCGTTAAAGCCATTTGCTGACGCCAGCGATGTTCATATTAGTAGCGATGATATGTTTATAGCGTTTGGCATAAAAGTTGGCGACCTACGCCGAGCCCGTGAGGTATTGGGAGAGAAGGAAGATAATTTTACTGAACGGGAAATATAACACTTGTCGCATAAAGAAGTGTAAAAACTTTACTGAGCGGTAAATATGGCTCACGAAGCCAACTTATGATCCAAATATGACGCACGAAGTTTACAAAACATTAAAAACGCATAGTAAAACTATGTCTTTATGGGCGTCACGCCCTCTGCCGTTGGGATCGTCTTAAAAGACCTTCTGACGGCCCCAAGCATCATAATGGCTTCTTTCTTGGCGTCTTCATTCTTTATGTGATCGACAAGAGCCAGCAATTTTGTAAATGAAACGACCCTAGCCGCAACACTATCAAGCGGAAACTCTTCTAAGTCCGACGTCTCAATTTCTGGGATGTCGTCGTCGTCATATTCGCTCATGTTCCCCCCTCAGAACGGACGCTTACGCCGCCCTTCCCTTATAGATACTACCCTCATCGGGCGTGCCGAGTATGAGTTTCCAGCGTCTAGCAACGCCGTGATTAGGATGAACACTAAGGAGCCACTGGCTGCAAGGGCTGCTACGCATACG